CAATGTACAGTTCATTCATCAATGGTTGGCGCAATAACATTAAAACGTTTAAGCACTCTATGATACGTCTTTTACAATCTTGTTTAGTTTAACTCGCAGCCGAACAAGATTGTCAATATTTTCTTTTAACATGTCAGGCCTAATATATCCATTATATTCTGTGCTGTGTCCATCATTTATCAATCTTACTTGTTCTTGAAAATCGTCGATTAACTTTTGTACCACTTTTACAACTTTAGGATTAGTTATTTTATCACATGCAGCTTGATACTGTTTTAAATCTTTATTATATTTTTCTATGTTATTAACAGATAATCTTTTATACATTGCTCATTCCGATATTATTTGAGGGTATTAGTTTATAAACAGTATCTTCTACAAAATCGCCTACTTCAGTGATAGATCCGGGCGACACGCATTCAATACTGTACGGCATTAATTTATTAACTGTAAATGTTGCACCTTCTTTAATTTCTTTTTCATAAAACGATCCATCGTTTGTATCTATCCATCTTATAATAAACGTGCCTTCATTAATAAAAAGAGATTTAGTTTTATCTTTTTGAAATGTCATATCTGTTTTAAAAGGTTTATCAAAGACAACTATTTTACCATAATAATTTTCTGTTTTAGTCCAAAATACTTCGTAACCAAACCCAGTTTTAACTACATTATCTGACATTTTGATCCTCTAATAAATCTATTACTTCTACAACAGTTTGTAGTTTTTTCTGTATGTTTTTATTTTGCAGTGTATTGCGTAACCCATGATGTAAACTTTTAGGCCATTTGCCAAAACTTACCCATGCATATCCTGTGTGTTCGTTGTTTAATTTAGGAAGGAACTCTTGTGAAACTATTCCGAGATAGGTATGGAAGTGAAATGCGTTATCATTACTTACAAAACTTTCTAAAGGTATTGTTTTTATAACTATTACACTTCCAATTTCTTCTTCAATTTCTCTTTGTAGAGCTGTCCATGGAGATTCGCCCGTTTCATTAGTACCACCAACTAATCCCCATAAGTCTTTGTGTTTACCTTGGGCACGATGTAAAAATAAAAAGCGTTTGGTATCTAGTGCATAGAGTAAAGCACCACTACAAATAATATCCTTCATATAATTAATTATTGAAGTTTATTGTATTATGCGTCTAATATGATTGACCAAGTACCTGGGAAATATTCGCCTTCGTATGAGCGCACCCAATACTTGTTGTCATTGTCCCATTTGTATTGTATGCCAGTATTTAAATTGCTGGTATAGAATGTTGTACTATCGTCTACATTACTATCAAATATTACATGCCAACGTGTGCCGTCCCATTCTACAATGTCATTTTCGCTTGCAATGAAGTCGGTACCGTCGTTGTTTTTCCAACCGTCTGCACCGTCTGTATTACTTGGATCACCTATATCTCCTAATAGTAATAATCTAACTCCTGCTGTTTTATCTTGATTAGGATCAAAACGTAATGGATCAATAATATAATCAATGCTGCCGCGATCGCCCATAGGACCGGTAATAACAGTATCATTAGGTAATGTATCGCTATCAAAGTTAATTGATAGTTTTGTTTCATCAAGTGGATTAATTGTTACAGTACCAATTATGTAGTTATCAGTATCGTCTGTTTTTAGATACAGTTTACTTACATCTGCCATATATGTACCAGGTAATGCTTCGATTAAATCTTTGAAACTAACTTCGCCAGTACCACTTCTGTATATAATTTCTGCTGTTGTACCTATTACATTAAGACCGTAATTCTGATAAGTTGTAGACTTAGTAAGTCCACGCCATCTAAATTGTGCTGCTATGTCCATTTCTCCTGTACCATCATTAGGGAACTGGCCGTCATCTACTATTCTTTCAATTTCGCCGTCATCGCCAACTTCGGTTCTAGTTGCTTCAAAGACAGGTTCTAGTCCACCTTGTCCGCCCAGGAGTGTTAGTCCTAGATTAATGTCTCCGGTATCTTCATTAAAAATACTTGTAATAATGTTTGTTACAACTCCTAGACGTTTTACTTTAGCAGGAGGTGTTAGATATATAGGTGTACTAAATTGTAGATTAGCAACATCAATTTCGCTGTCAACACCAACTGGAATACTTCTGCTACTAAATGTTACCCCGTCTAGATTTACAACACTTAAACTCGTCCAGTCCAAGTAGTTGTCTGTTGTTTGTATTTCGAAACTAGGATTAAACAGCACAAGTATTTGTTCTAGTATTTGTAATTTTTGTTCTGTGTTACTTGCCCAAATGTCTGCTTGTAGACGAAGTGTATATGGACTAGGCATTAGTCTTTCTACAGTATAATTTTTGCCCTGTGTGTTGAGATACTCGTTATTGTTTTCGTCATATGCACGTTCTCTAACACTCATTTTATTTACAAAACTACTGTCACCTGTTCGTTCACGATCCATTTCTAAGCCTGTGACATACACAGCTATACGAGGCGCACTAGGTATTTTATTTTCTGAGTTATCTCTTATAATACTTGCAACCTGGCGTGTTAGATCACCATACATTACAGGAATCTGTGTAAGGTTATCGTTGCCGTCGCTTACACTAAAATTACTCATAAGTCTTACCATTTGAGTAATGTAACGTCTAATCTGTCCATCGTAAAAATACTGCATTAATTGTCTGCCTTAGGTCTTAGTGCGTTAGACAAGCTTTGTCTTTCTTCAACTTCTTCGCCACCGATTGTATTAGTATTTGCATTGTTAATAAATGTACCTTTAAGTGTTTGTCTATTCGGTCCATTTGTCATTGTCATACGCACAGCATCTTGAACTCTTATCCAACTAGCTCCGTCATATCTAAATAATCTGTTAGGAAGATAATCGGTTCTTAGGAAGTAATCACCATTAGAATTAACGCTTGGAAATCTTGTACCGCTACCAAATGCTTCTCCGTTTGGTGGATTATCGCCCGAAACTAGATAACCTGCATATCCTGCTCTATCCGGTTTAGAAGCATTTGGATCTTCAACTGTGTCTACAACAGTACGTCCGTTTTCGTCTACATTCACAGTATAGTAATGACTAATATCGTAACCACTAAGCGGCGCATCTGCTTCTGCTTCACTAAGCACAGCATCGTTGATTTGCATTTCTTTTTCGTATGTACTCAATAGATCTCTCAGTGTACTATCAGTATACTCTCGCCAATTAAAAACATCAGTAGGAGTATTACCTGTAGTTTGAGCAGTTGCTTCATATAGCTTGCCCTGATATTTAACTACTTGTCCTATTTCATATGTAACACTTGCATCATAATCGCCGATAAAGTTATCATCATTTTCAGGACGCTCAAGTATATCTGCATATTCTTGGCTATCAATAATTGATTTAATTTTAAGCCTATACAAGTGCGGATACCAAGTAGGCGAAAATCCTTCAGCTGCACGGTTAACATCTTCAACTACATAGTATCTTTTTAGACTAGTAGCAAAATCATTTTCTGCATATTCGTCTGTTAAGTGAGGTAATTCTAATACATCACCTGGCATAATCTTTCTACCAAGAGTAGCTACACTTCTTGTTATGTGTATTGTCATAAACAGAGTATCGTTGCTCAAGAACAAACCAAATTGACTTAGGTCAAAATCTAGATCTTGTACATTGTATACTCCGCGGATAGTATAGACATCCGGATCATATTTTCTATCTCTATTCTCTAAAAATAGGATGTCTTGTATTTGGGTATGATCTTTTACAGTTTCGCCATCATCTGTACCAACGTATTTGTGTACGTGTACATCAGTGCCGCCAATTGTAAACATTTCATAGATGCGATTATCCATGAACTTGTAATCATTTCCTCTTTCTGGTTTGTATAAACTTAATCTTGGCATACACATATTTATCGCATAAATACTATACGGAGAACATCTATATGGCAGACTTAGTAACACAAAAGCAAGAAATATTTGATTATGTTAATGCGTTTCTCGGCGGAGGAATGGTCGACGTTGAACTTGACCCTATACACTACGAGACAGCACTAACTAAAGCACTCACTCGTTTTAGGCAGCGTAGTGATGCAAGTGTTGAGGAAAGCTATTTGTTCCTTGATCTAATAGAAGATCAAAACGAGTATATATTGCCAAACGAAGTTATCGAAGTACGCAAAGTACACCGCAGATCAATTGGTACACGCACAGGCGGCGGCGATGGAGGTAGTTTACACGAGCCATTTAACCTAGCATATACAAACACCTATCTATTAAGTGGCTCAACACAAATGGGCGGACTAGCAACATATGAAATGTTTGCAGGTTATCAAGAACTAGTAGGTCGTATGTTTGGATCATTTATTGAGTTTACATGGAACAACACTACTAAGAAATTAACTATTCTACAACGTCCAAGAGCAGAAGAAAATGTGTTACTTTTTGCCTATAACTATCGTCCAGATAGCGAATTATTAAACGATTATCTTGCCAAACAATGGATTAAAGACTATACACTAGCAGCATGTAAGTACATGCTAGGTGAAGCACGTAGTAAGTTTGCAACCATTGCTGGACCACAAGGCGGCACAAGTCTTAACGGTGATACACTAAAAGCAGAAGCGCAAGCTGAAATGGAAAAACTAGAAATAGAAGTAAGTCAAGCAGTACCTGGCGGTACAGGATATGGCTTTCTTATTGGTTGACAATCATTCTTAAAGAGGTTATAATAAACAAACTATAGGAGTATGTTTATGTTACCTAAACTTTTAGTTATTGGACACGGCCGACATGGCAAAGACACGGTCTGTGAAATTCTTAGAGACAATTACGGTTTTAGTTTTGAATCGAGCAGCAAGTTCTGTTCGAAGTTGTTTATATATGATATGTTGAAGGACAAATATGGATACGCTACTGAAGAAGAATGTTATGCTGACAGGCATAATCACCGAGCAGAGTGGTATGATGCTATCTGTGATTATAATAAAGGTGATGGAGCTCGTTTAGGTAGAGCTATTTTTGCAGAGCACGATATCTATTGTGGTCTACGTAACAAGCGTGAATTTTTTGCTATGAAAAACACTGGCGTGTTTGATTATGTTATTTGGGTAGATCGCAGCGACCATCTTCCTCCTGAGCCTAAAGACTCAATGAGCTTAGAACAGTGGATGGCAGATTTTGTTATTGATAATAACACAGATCTTTCTGAGTTAAAATTTAATACTTGCAACTTGATTGATTATTTAGAAACTAAAGATCGGGGATTAGATCTCCTTGACGCCAACGGACTCCCTCATCCTGGAGGACTCTTTGGCAGTTAGCACAAATTGTTTTTAGATTACTAGGACGGCAGTTGTCTAGTCTGCCGTCTATATGATACACATCAAACTGTTTTGGATTATTACTTGTAAATCCACACTTTTCGCAAATAGACTTTTTAGTATAACCTTGCTCTTGCCAGCGAGGTATACCTTTTGATTTGCCGCCGTTTCGAGCACAACTTTCACACATGCTCCTATAGAATGTTTTTCCATCCTTGTGATAGTTGATTGCCGACGGTTTTTTCTTACAATTCTTGCATAAAGGGCGCATACTAATATTTAGCTGCCCTTTTCGGTCCCTTTTTATAGGTGTTTATCCGGGGTTTTTAATGTAGATACGCTAAATACTACTAACAACAACCCATTAGGAGAACATAACATGGCTTTAGTATCACCAGGTGTACAGGTTAATGTAATCGACGAGAGTTTTTACACTCCGGCGGAACCAGGCACTGTACCAATGATTTTTGTTGCTTCTGCTAGCAATAAGCAAAATGGCAGTGGCACAGGTATTGCTCCAGGAACACTGGCAGCAAACGCAGGTAAACCTTACCTACTTACATCACAGAGAGAATTAGCAGAAACTTTCGGAGATCCAATCTTCTATACAGATTCTAATAACAATCCAATACACGGTGGTGAATTAAACGAATACGGATTGCAAGCAGCATATTCACTGCTAGGTGTAAGCAACAGAGTATATGTAACTAGAGCTGATGTAGATCTAAGCAAACTACAAGCACAGGCAGATGAGCCAACAGCAAATCCAGCAGCTGGTACATATTGGTTAGACACAGAAGCAACTAACTGGGGTATTTTCCAGTGGAATGGTGCAGCAGTAGGAACAACAGGAGCACAGAGCTTTACAGTTCAAGAACCAATTATTATTATTGAAGCAGCTCGTGTAGACGGAAACGGCTTTCCAAAGCAAAGCGAAGGCGTAGTTGGTGGTTATGCTATCAAAGCAACAACAGATGTTATCAGAGCTTACTACAGAGTTAATGCAGCAACAGCTTTAAGATTGGGAATAACAAATCAATGGGTTGAATTAGGTTCTCCAAACTGGAAAGCGGCATGGCCAGTAGCAACAGGTTCTGTAAGTTCACCGAGTGTAAGTCAATCAAACGGTGCTTCTATGACACTACAAGCAGGTAGTGGGTCTGTAATTACAATTAATGAAGACGACAGTTTAGCAGATATTGTAACCGCAGGTAATACAGCACTAGCGGGAACAGGTATCAGTCTACAGGTTGTTGACAACAAGCTTGCAATTTTCAATGATGGCTCGTCAGACGAAGTTGTAAACTTATTAGACAGCGCAGGATTAGGCGCAATACTAGGACTAACAGCTGGAGCATACAAAGCACCAGAACTACAAATCAGCAAGCATACACAAGTTCCAGAGTTTAAGACAGCAGAAGAAAATCGTCCAACTGGTTCTATTTGGGTCAAAACAACAGAACCAAATCTAGGTGCTCGTTGGAGATTTAAAGTATGGAATGACGACACAGAACTATTCGACGAAGTTGCTGCTCCACTACATGCAGACAATGCTACAGCATTATACGAACTAGATAGAACAGGCGGCGGATTTAATCTACCAAGCGGCAGTGCTTATGTTCGTACTAATGTAGAAGCAGAAGCAGAACCACACGCAGCGTTTACAATTTATGTAAGATCACGTAGCGGCGCAACTACTATTACTGGTGAGCCAAGAATAGCAGGAGCATTTACAAACTTAACGTCATATTCTTTAGATATCGCAGAAACAGATGCAGGTTCACAAACTTTTAACAGTGCAATCACAGTTTCATTTACAGGTACAGGCGCAGCAGATGACACAGAACTATTTGCAGGAGCTGTTAATGCAGCAGGTTTTGAAAATGTAAGCGCAAGTGTTGATTCACAAAACAGAATAGTAATTACACACGCACAAGGTGGTGATATTCAATTTACTAATGCATCTACAGCAATGGCAGCAGCAGGATTTAGTGTGTTTGACGCAAATAATCCAACAACTACTGCACACCTATACAGCTATAATAGTGTATTAACTGCAAGTAACTGGAGAAAAGCAAGCTACACAGCAAGTGAAAATGAGCCAGCAAGCCTAGCAGCA